ATATTAGATGAAATATAATCTATATATATTAAAAGGTATAATATAGGTAAAATATAGGTAAAAAATAGGTAAAAATTAGGTAAAAAACATTTAAAAAGAATATTATATAATATAATATTATGGTAAATTATATATGTTATCGTTGTGGATACAGCAATAGTAATAAATCAAATATTGTTAGACATTTGGGACGTAAACATCATTGTAAACCATTAACTAATAAAATAAATATAGATGATTGTAAGGAAGCGATATTAAATGGTTTAAATTATAATCAATATTTAGAAAGTATAAATTCCTGTAAAAGTTCTGCGAATCACTGTAAAAGTACTGTAAATCACTGTAAAAGTACTGTAAATCACTATAAAAATATAGATTTAGATGAAAGTTCTATAGATAGTTCAGATGACAGTATTGAAATTGAAACAGACAATAAAAATAATTTAATTTGTCAATATTGTAATAAAACATTTACCAGAAAAGAAAATTTAGAAAATCATTTAAAAAAAAGTTGTAAAATGTTAAAAGATTTTAATAATATCTATGAATATGATGATAAAACATTAGGAAAGAATATTTATAAAGATAGTAATAATGCAGGTGATATTTATATAGTTCAAACAGATTATATTAATGATGATCATTATAAAATAGGGATAACAAATAATATTAAAAATAGAATGGGTAGTTATAGATGTGGGAATACATATGAACCTAGGTTACATTATTATATTTCTTGCAAGGATGTAAAATTAATTGATAAAAAAGTAAAGATAGATCTAGTAAAATATAATGTAAAAAGAGAAATATTTAAAGGTAATGTAGATGAATTAAAAAATAAAATAGTAGATGTTATTAAAAAAGTATTTAAAATAAATAAAGTATATGTTCATGAGCCAGAAATTAAAATAGGTGATTTATCTGAATGTGGATATTGTAATAAATGTTTTTATACTAAAAATGATCTATTTGATCATTTAAATAATTGTGAAGAATATAAAGAATATTTAAGTAAAAAAAAAGAAGGAAAATATAAATGTAAATTTTGTGATAAAATTTTGGCTTATAAACAATCATATTATAAACATTTACAAACATGTAATGAAAAGAAAAAAGATGAAGAAGTTAAAGAATCTATGACCGAATTAGTAAAATTATTAAATAAAAAGTTAGATGATCAAACAGATCAAATAAATGATTTCAAAAGAGAGTTATCAAAACGTGACAAAGAGTTATCAAAACGTGATAATCAAATAGATGAATTAATTAAGAAGGCTGGTATAAATAATAGTAATAATACAATTAATGTCCAAAATAATATCAAATTATTAAGTTATAGTGATACTGATAGAAGTCATTTAACAGACAAAGATATATTAAAATGTTTGAAACATTCTAATTTTTGTATACCTCATTTAATTGAAAAGGTTCATTTTGATATAAATAAACCTGAAAATCATAATATATATATCTCAAATTTAAGAAATAAATATGTTATGATTTATGATGGTAATAAGTGGAAATGTGAAGATAGAGATGAACAAATTTCCAATTTAATTGATGATAATGAAGGAATTATAGAATATCGTTTAGAAGAATGGATTGAAAATGGTAATAGATATCCAGAAATGATGAGAAAATTTAATAGATATATTGAAAAAAAAGATAATGACAAAGTAATAAACAAAATAAAAGATGAAATAAAATTATTACTTTATAACAATCGTAATGTAGTTAATAAGGATAGTTCCGATAAAATAATCGAAGTTAATTAAATTTCAATTTCTGCCTTATTTGTATAATTTACAAATTTTACAATACCTATCAGGTCCATCATGTGGCCCACTACCACTATAATCTAATTCCCATTCATGTTTGCATTTTGAATATAATACTTTTTCTATATTTTGAATATTATGATATAATTCATTATATAATTTATAATGCTCATACCTTGTTTTGACTGTTTTATCTCTTAATTCAATTAATTCGTCATTTGTTAAATTAGATAGATCTAAATTAACATCTAAATTAGTATTATATGATGACATTTTATTAATATTAATAGGATCCTATTAATATTAATATATTTCAAAATTAAATTTAATTAGTCTAATCTTCATCCTCATCCTCATCGCAAGCATTACCACAAAGATATTGTCCAGTGCCTTTCATTTGAACTATATCTTCGGTTTTTCCACATAAATCACACTCTGCTTCTTGATTATTTGGCTCTTCTTGTACGAATAAAATATCACCTAATCCGTCATCATCAAAATATCCATCACATAGGCAACATTTTTTCCACTGTCCTTCCTGATAATTTTCTTCTGTATCTTCTTCAAAATCCCAATCAGGTGGATATCTTTCACAATCCATATTCACACATAATTTAGTTTCGTTGTTATCCATAGTATTATTCTATAATAGTAAAAAATCCTTATATCTTTTCTTTATTTTATGCGAACTTATATATTTTTAAAATATCTAATAAAATATTTTAAAATTAAAGAATAAAAGTAGGTAATAAATTTAATTACTGTATGCGACACCTCCCATACCACTCATGACTCTTAATACGTTATAATTCATACCATATACGTAGAATACACCACCAGCAGCGGTAGTTGTTACACTTAATGTGGCGTTATCAATTCTGGAGAAATTGCATGTTCCAGATGGTTGATGTTCTTCTGGGTTAAGAGCAAATGAATATACATTTACACCAGCAGCAGGAGATGATGTGTGGTGAATACTTGGTTGAACACTGTTGAAGAATTTACCTGATTGAGAAGAGAAACGATCATGACCGTTTAATTGTAATAAAGCGTTACTGATAGCATTATTTGTTCCAAGTTCATTTGATTCAGCAGTGTGTACCCATACTAATTCTTTAACTGGGTGGTTAAAGTTAAGTCTGAGTTTATTTGATCCAGCAGATGAGGATGCAGACTCAACACCTGTGAATTGTAATTGTTCAATTAAGTATTCGTGAGATGCTTGAGCGAATCTTTTTCTTTCTTCAGAATCTAAGTAGATGTAGTTAACTAATAAAGTTGTATTGTTCATGGTAGTAGTAGCTGCTGCGAATTTAGTAGATTCTGCGAATTCGAATTCTAATCTGACATCATGGTATTGTAAAGCAATTAATGGTAAAGCTAAACCGTCATTTCTGCAGCAGAAGAATTGTAATGGTACGAATAATTCTAATTCATCACCATTGGCAATGGAACCAGATCCATCACCTACTAAAGCTTTATGGTTAGTATCTTGTTCGGTTGGTCTAGATAAATCTCCCCATATTTGCATCCATCTTCCATAGTGTTTGTCAATTTTTGTTCCACCAATTTGTAATTCAACTGAATTAATTAATGCATAACCTGGTTCATTAGTCATAGCAGCAGCACCGCCAGATTCATTTTTAATAGTAGTGTGTAACCACATTTTAGTGACTAAATCACCGTTTCTGGTGACTGGTACAGTGGCTTTTCCACCGAATGTAGGTGTACCATTGAAAGTTTGTTCAATAGCTTCACATGCGAAGTTTGTGTGTCTTCTGTAAACAACTTTGAAGAATGTAATTTGAGGGTTACCTGTAAGGTATACGTCTTGAGCACCATAGGCTACGAGTTGCATTAAACCGCCTCCCATTATTTATATATATATGAATAGATTAAAAAACTAAATATAAATTAAAATATTGTATAAATATTTTAAAATAAAAAAGGTAATTAATTTAATTACTGTATGCGACACCTCCCATACCACTCATGACTCTTAATACGTTGTAGTTGACACCGTATACGTATAAGCTAGTTCCTGAAGCAGCATCTGTTGTTACAGTTAATGTAGCGTTATCAATTCTTGAGAAATTGCATGTTCCAGATGGTTGATGGTCTTCTGGGTTAAGTGCGAATGAGTATACATTGATACCTACAGCAGGAGAGTTTGTGTGGTGTACACTTGGTTGGACTCTGTTGAAGAATAATCCATTTTGTACAGAGAAACGATCGTGACCGTTTAATTGTAATAATGCACTTTCAACACCATTCTTAGAAGAATTATTAGAATAATCTCTTGTAGCTCTGTCTACAGCAAATACTAATTCTTTAACTGGATGGTTAAAGTTTAATCTTGCTTTGTTAGCTTTACCAGCAGCTACAGTTTCAACACCTGTGAATTGTAATTGTTCAATTAAGTATTCGTGAGATGCTTGAGCGAATCTTTTTCTTTCTTCAGAATCTAAGTAGATGTAGTTAACTAATAAAGTAGTGTTTGACATTGTGTATGTTGTTGCACCACCAAATTCGAATTCAAGTCTTACATCATGGTATTGTAAAGCAATTAATGGTAAAGCTAAACCGTCGTTTCTGCAGCAGAAGAATTGTAATGGTACGAATAATTCAGTTTTATTAGTAGCATGTAAAGCAGATGTACCAACTAATGCATCATGATTATTATTTTGGCTGTTAGGTCTGGATAATTCACCCCAGATGTGCATCCATCTGCCGTAATGTTTATCAATTTTAGTTCCACCAATTTGTAATTCAACTGATTTGATTAAGTCGTAACCAACACCATCAGTTACTGTTCCTGTAGCTGAATCAGTTAAGTGTGTGTGTAACCACATTTTGGTTACTAAATCACCATTTCTGGTAATTGGTACGGTGGCTTTGCCACCGACAGCAGGTGTACCATTGAAAGTTTGTTCAATAGCTTCACATGCGAAGTTAGTGTGTCTTCTGTAGACAACTTTGAAGAAAGTAATTTGAGGGTTACCTGTAAGGTAAACATCTTGTGCGCCATAGGCTACGAGTTGCATTAAACCGCCTCCCATTATTTATATATAATTACTGGAGATAAAAATATTTCAAATAATGATAATTATATTTTTTAAAAAATAACTATATATTTTTTATTCAATACTATATATTTTAAAATATTGATTAAATATTTTTTAACTAGAATTGAAAGTACTATGTATTACAGCTAGATTTGATCCAATACATTTAAAGTAATTATTATTGTATAAAATATTATTATCAAGTGCTTTTCTTAAAGTTCTATCACTTATTTTTAATTGTTTGATACAGTCGTATTTACAAATAAAATGTTTTATAAGTTTATTATCATGTGTATATTGACCTACGCCATTTTTGTATAAAACTGGTTCTCCATATTTATCTTCAAATTGTGTAATTAATTCTTCAGAACATTTATTATATAAAATATAATAATGTCCTTTCGTTAAAGACATATTTTTTACTGGAGTATCTAATGCAGACGATGATATATAATTATTTTGAATGGCAGCAGTTTTTCTATCTATATAAACATTAATAATTTCAGTCTTCTCTTTATTTAACTTCGCAATATATCCAATATTTTGAATTTTAGTTTGTTTTGTTGGAGGGATATTATAAAGTATAGTTGGGTCTAAATTTCTATCTACATAATACCATCTAAATCCATTATAAATTGTATTTTCTTTAACTGCTTTATCAATACTTGGTCTTTTAACTTTAAAATTATATTCTTTTAAACATTCAGCTACTGATTCATATACTTTAATAATTGTCATAGTTTCAGGATTAATTTTTTGTAATCTTGGACCTAATGTTGCGAATGGTTGATTGAAATTAGTAGTTGTTTTTGTTTGCATTGAATTTATTTTATCTGAAATATTTTTATTTCTATTTTCTAGATTATCTATTTTAACGGATAGTTGTTTAACAGTTTTAACTAACTCCTGAATTAATAAATTGTCATTATTGGTATTTTTCATTTCAATTAAGAGTTTTAATTGTTCTATTTCGAGTTCTAATTTATTTGTATCATTATTATTAAAATATTTTAAATTATTATTTATAATATTTAGCAATGTATTATATGATAAATTTTTACCTATAAGTAATAGTTCTAGTTCTGATTCATGTCCTAATAGATCACTTACTTTATTACATCTAATATTTTCATGTTCTTTTATGAAAGTTTCAAAATCTTTACTTTTATTAACTGTAAAACAATCTAATAATATACACTCTTCATATTTAGTTTTATGCTCTTTATATCTATCTCGAATACCTTTACGACTTTCACCAATTTTTATAATGTATTGACCATTATCGAATGTTTTAACTTTTATAATATAAAAAATAGCACCAATAGTTGCATATTCATTTAATAATATTTTTTCCTTTTCCATAATCTTTTGTTTTTCTAATTTTATTTCATATTCTTGTTTCTTTTTATCTTCAATTTGTTGAAATTCAGTTTTTTGTTGTATTAAATGTTGTTTTAATTCATCACTTTCTTCTTTTATTATTTCATGTAAAATTTGCTCTAATTTAATAAAATAATCATGAATTTCATCAGCCTTTTTAGTACCAGCTTTTAAACAGAATTTTTTGAATGTTTCGACATTCAACATAATTGTTTTTTTATTATGACCACCTCTGGTCCCTTTTTTTTGCTCACCCGGTAGGGATAGCAAAACTTTATAATTTTGATTTACAACAAAATATTTATTTAATAATTCTTTTGATTTATGTTTAGAACTAAAATCTAACCATTTCCATACATCATCTAAGTCAATAACAAAATCATTCTTATTATCATGATTCAAATAGCAATAAAAACTTGCTAAAAACATTTGTTGTTCATAATTATTAAATGTATTTTGTATTTTTTTCAAGTAATTTTGATTGATAATTACCATTTAATTTTGTAATTGGATTTTTTTCAATAAGATTTACTATATCTACACTCATTTCATATACATAAATTTATATCTTTATATTGCGTTTGCTTTTAAATTCCAAAAAACGAAAATTTGACTTGTGATTATTATTTTAAAATATTGATAAAATATTTTAAAAAATAAGTATTTAATTTAATTACTGTATGCGACACCTCCCATACCACTCATGACTCTTAATACGTTGTAGTTAACACCATATACGTATAATGAGGTACCAGCTGCACCAGTATTTACAGTTAATGTAGCATTGTCAATTCTTGAGAAATTGCAAGTTCCAGATGGTTGATGTTCTTCTGGGTTAAGAGCAAATGAATATACATTTATACCAGCAGATGGTGCTCTTGTGTGATGAGTATGTGGTTGTACATAGTTGAAGAATTTACCTGGTTGTGCTGCGAAACGATCATGACCGTTTAATTGTAATAATGAATCAGTGACAGATGAGAATGTTCCCCATGCACTTTCTTGAGCCCATACTAATTCTTTAACTGGGTGATTGAAATTTAATCTTACTTTTTCTGCTTTAGATGTTCCGACAGTTTCAACACCTGTGAATTGTAATTGTTCGATTAAGTATTCATGAGATGCTTGAGCGAATCTTTTTCTTTCTTCGGAGTCTAAGTAGATGTAGTTGACTAATAAAGTTGTGTTGGTACCTAATGATACAT